AGCTTCGGCGTGAGCTTGTCCATGGGCACCGCCTTGCCTCGCAGCGGCCAGATGTCCAAGTTGTGACTCAGATGGTCCAGCCCCATGCTCTGGCAGATCTCCGCCATTCTGTGCTTGCAGCTCGCATCATCGACTTCCAGGTTTACGTACATGACGCGGCCTTTTTTGCACTGGTGGCCAAGCCAGGGCTTGCCCTCTGCTATGCAGATCGCCAGCTCCATCAGGAGGAAACTCTTGCCAGCCTTGGATGGCCCGACCATCAGCAACTTGTGCCCCTCTCTCAGAATTCCCTCGATGAGCTCAGGAGCCAAAGGTGGGATGTTGTCCAGGGTGAAGGTCTCGATGTCCGGCAGGTCATCGTTGATACCATTGATGTAATCCTCCCAGTCTGCCCAGGATGGCAGCCCGAGATTCTCTGCCACAATGTACTGCGGACGCCCGTTTCGCATGATGCCAGGCAGTCTGGAAAGCCTGGAAGGGTTCCGGTTCTGCCGGTCCAGCTTTAACTTGTTCCGTTCGCAGATGTCATACAGCCAGTTGACTCTCTGCTTGTACTCGTCATAATCCTCCGCGTCGATTTTCACGATTGCATGCAGGGATTTTTTCCCCGAGTGCACCAGGATCCGGATCGGCAGCTTGAGCTCCTGCAGGAGTGCGTACTGCTGCGGGATCGGCATGCTATCGGATTCGATCAGAGCGTACCGGTACGATGTCACGTTTTTGTCCGTCACACCTTCGCCATCGAGCGGGTTAAACCGCACCCAGGCGCCAGTCTCCGGATCCGCGTCTCCGATGACTTTCCCGATGTCTTCGCCCCACTTTTTGAGGCCCTTCAGAATGTCCTTAACTTTCCTGCGATACTGGCCTTTTGTGGGCTTCCGGCTTCCGTCTTCCTGCAGATAGCTCTCTGTGCAGATCCCGACGAATTCATCCGGCTGAAAAAGCGATTCCAGGTAGTGTATGATCTCCCAGGATGGGCTCCAGGGCTGATGTGGTCCTGGTACGTCTTCCTCCTGCAGCCAGTTGAGATCCACCTCGGCCCTGCGCTCTGCAGCTGCACCGCCTCCGATCGCCGAGTCCCAGCTCAGAGCGATGTCCCGCTGCCGGCTCTCTGGTCGCCATCCCTGGTCCATCGCCATCTGGACAATGGTTCCGGCAGTCACTCCGGAGCTGCGGAATGTCTGCCATTTCTTATCGCATTCGCCCGGGTGATACCTGGACGGGTCCGAGGATCTGCTCCAGTCGTCCCAGACGCTGCAGGGATAGCCCTCAGATTTGAGGGCCATCCCGACGTCCGTCCATTGCTGATAGTCCAGCATGGAGCAGTCCAGGTGCTCCAGGATCTCCGAAAGTTTATAGTCGTCTGTCACCATGGCAGCTCTGTCACCTCCTCATGTGCCGGTGCTGCGGGTGTATAGGTTGGTGGATAAATATGATGTGGTACTCGCCAGTTGTTGCCGGCGATCTGATCGATCATGCTGCGAGCTGCGTCGAATTGCCACTCGCCCACATGCACGAAGCCCTTGCCCTCCAAGAAACGGATCTGCTTTGGTGTTGCCAGCCCGGCACGCTGCCGTTTGATCAGTTTGTCGATCAGATATGATGCCTGTCCAGCACATGTCACGGTGTCTGGATTGATGCCGCGTTTTTCGAGCATCTCCAGCTGACTCTTTGACGGTGGTGCCATCTCTGCCGGCATGGTCGGCTCATAGTCAGCCAGATCCTCGCCGCCGATGCTGTACACGTACTGCAACGGATCCACAAGTTTATGCTTGCGTCTCCGCATCTCAGCCAGCTGTCTCGCCAGGGCTTCCTCACGCTGCCGGACCACATCGGTCTCTGCCTGGTCCAGGACCTCCAACAGATCCATCTGCTGTCCGTCCTCGTCGGCCAGGATCTCGGTGGCCTGGTCAGCGATCTCCTGGCTTTTGGCCAGCATGCTCGCCGGATGCACCAGGTCGTGTCTGCTGGTCTGCCAGAGGAAATCTAGTAGCAGGCAGTTGTCCTTTCCTGGGTGCAGCCTGAGCCCACGGCCCACCATCTGCACATACAAGCTCCGGACCTTGGTTGGCCGGAGGACGACGATGCAGTTCACGCTCGGGCAGTCCCAGCCCTCGGTCAGCAGCATGCTGTTGCATAGGACCTGGTACTTGCCAGCTGCGAAGTCGGCCAGGATCTCCGCCCGGTCAGGGCTCTGGCCGTTGACTTCGGCAGCGCTCAGACCGTGCGCCTGGAGGATATCCCTGAATTTCTGTGACGTCCGGATCAGCGGGAGAAAAACCACAGTCCTCCGGTCCTGGCATCTGGTGGCCATCTCGGTGGCGATCCCTTCCAGGTACGGCTCCAGGGCATCGCCCAGGTCGCCCACTGAGAAGTCGCCGTTTTGCTGTTTGACATCTCCCAGATCGATCTGCAGCGGGATCGTCTCCGCTGTGATCTTGCACAGGTATCCGTCTTTCACGCCTTTGTCGATGCCGTATTCGAAAGCACAGGACTCGAAGACCTCGGACAGGCTGCGCATGTCGCCACGGTCCGGTGTAGCCGTCACGCCCAGGAGACGGGCACCGGAAAAGTAGTCAATTACGCGCCTGTACCCATCACTGAGCACATGGTGCGCTTCGTCAATGATGATGGTATCCCAGTAGTCAGGCGGGAAGCTCTCCAGGCGTTTCGGCTGCTGCAGGCTCTGGATAGATCCGACTGTCACGCGGTTCCAGGTGCCTCTGCAGGTCTGGTCCGCCTTTTCAATGGAGCATGTCAGGCCGACGGATGTGCGGATCTTGTCGGCGGCCTGCTCCAGGAGCTCTCCACGGTGAGCCAGGATCAGGACCCGGTGACCATCACAGACTTCCTTTTCAGCGATCGCTGCAAATGTGATGGTCTTACCGAGCCCTGTGGCCATGACACAGAGCGTGTGCAGGTGGCCCATCTCCCATTCTTCACGGATCCGGGCCACTGCCTCGCTTTGATATGGGCGCAGCGTGATCATTTACCGAGCGTCCATTTCTTGGCAGGAGCAGCCGCACCGCCTGCCGGTTCCAGATACTTGGTCACCCTGTTGTATTTCGGGTTCCCTTTCTCATCCTTGTTCCGATCGTCGTATCCGACTGTGCAGGTTCCTGTCGCACCTAATACCTTGTTCCAGTTGGGGACAAGTTTCTCACCGTGCTGCCGCTGTCCGATTGCGGTGAAGAACTGGCACAGTCTCCACTCGTTGCGGCTGTTGAGGAACAGCGAGTCATAGATCTGGGCTGTGTTGCCCATCGAATCGGTGCAGTTCAGGGTGAGCTTGGCCATCGGGCAGGCCGGAGATTTATCACTGCCGGCGAACTGGGCCCGCTCGAACGCGGTCACAGTAAAGGAATAATCGCCAGGATCCAGGAGTACGAATTCCTGGCCATCTTTTTCAATCGCGCTATCCCAGTCAAAAATCGTCACGTTGTTAGCCATAATATTGTCCTCACTTTCTTATCATCAGAATGGCAGTTCGCCATCGCGAGCAGCCTTGCATTCGGGGACAATCCTGCTGTCCCATACGCTCGGCAGGTATTGAGTCAGGTAATCAGGGTCATAATTGGCCAGGGCTACAGTCAGAGGGTAGTATCCCTCTTTGGCCGTCCAGGTCTGGATCTCGATCGGCAGGATATGATCCCGCATCATCAGCTGAGCCAGCTCATCCGGCAGGCCAGCGACAGCTTCCGGCGTCACGAAATACACAATTTTTTCATAGGGCTCTTGCTTGGCAGGTTCCGGATCTGGAGCAGGAGCAGGAGCAGGCTGCTGCACAGGCTCCACGGTGACCTGGGCTTTGGGCTTGCGTGGCTTACTGGTCTGAGCTTTGGGCTGTTCCGGTTCGCTGTTCGTGGTTTTTTGAGCATTTTGAGCCGGTTTTTGAGCATTTTCCCCAAAAATCGAACTTATTTCGTCAAAATCAAAGTTCATCTCTTCCGGCATCCCGAAACGGTTCTTTGCATCCCAGCATGGATGGTGTGACGTGTACATCACGCGCTTGCCGCCTGCGGCTTTCTTGGTTTTGCCGTCCGGAGCAGTGACGACGACCGTCTGATAATTGGCGAACAATACCAGGTCAGCCCACTCTTTGCACAATGCCGCGATGTTTGCCTTGGGAGAATTCTGCAGTTTGAGCTCCCACCGGTCATAGCTGCCCATCTGGTCCGGCTGCTCGAATTTACGCATCGCTGCGTGTGCAGTCATGACCACATCCTTACCTGCAGTGATTGCCTTGTCCAGGGCCTGCAAGAGCTGCCCGTATTGCTCCCAGTTTCGTTTATAGCCGGCACCGTATCCAGGAGACTCCAGACTGTCCCATCCCTGATGCTCACACAGATCCGCAGCACAGAGTCGCTCAGCTGCGTCCAGGGTGTCCACGCCAATCGCACCACACTCAGGATCCGCGACAGCGTCCTCGATCATGTCTAGCAGCTGTTTCCAATTTTTTGGCACCGGATAGCGTGCCACGTCCACGCGACCGCTTCCGTCCTCCGTGTCGATCAGGCGGCCATGCTTGAGCTTGAGCAGCTGAGCTGCGAATGTCGTCTTGCCGATGCCCTCCGGACCGTATACCAGCATGCGCACCGGTTTTGAGTGCTGCATGCCTGTTGTGATCTCATACTTTCCCATTTGTATCCTCCTTACTTAATCGAAAAGGTGTCATCCTTCACATGTGCCTCAAGCCCGTCGATGATCTCGCCGGTGTCAGTCAGCACCACATGGCCATCCTCGACGACTGTCGTCAGTTTTTTAAGCTCTGCCCAGATCGGGCTCTGCCGGACCTCCGTCTTGATCAGGTCCATCATGTCGGCAGACTTGAGCCATTCGACCAGCTTTTTATCGTCCTTCAGATATTCCAGGGTGCCGTGCTTGGTCTCCAGGGTGCCGGACGGCAGGCTGTATTTCTCGGTCGTCTTGGTGATGTGAGCCAGACCTGCAGCCACCTGCGCGGCCAGGTATTTCTGCAGCTGGGCGGTCATATAGGTGATCGTGGAGTTGTTGGTCTCCCGGATCTTGTCCATCTGATTCTTATAGTGCAGCTCCCAGCGTCTGGTGTCTTCCTCTGCCTCTTTGATTTTCCGGATGCACCACTCGGCCTTCTGGTCGCTGTCGCAGACAAAGCCCTCATACTGGTTGGTCAGCTGTTCATCCATGTGATCTTTACCTCCATTCTCTTTCCATCTTTCATGATCACCGGCTCAGATACCGGTGCTGTGAATTGCTTCGGTACGATTGGCTCATAGTAGTTGTAGAGCACGCGATTGTCCCAGCCAGGCCGGATCCGGCTCGGCAGCGGACGCATCCAGATGACTCCCTGGAGCACGTCGCGGATGTATTGACGCAGTCTGTAGATCATTGCTGTGCCTCCTTCAGCCGGTCGAAAATGTCAGAAACGTGCATCGGATGGATCCTCGCGCCGGAGATCTCCAGGCCGGTCTTATTTGCCCATTCAATCTGGTCCATCAGCCATCTCTGGGCGGCTTCCTTCGTGGCCCAGCAGCTGTCAATGTAGCGGCTCCGGCCGACTGTTAGGCTGGCATGGTATTCCGTGTGCATTTTTCTGCGCTCCATTTCCTCCAAGATCTGCCGGCGATCCTTTGCTATCTGATCCCAGTCAGGCGCCGGATATCCGTATTCAAGCGATGCCCATGTGAAGAACATCGTGAGCAGGCTCTGCTTGTCGATGTGCTTACCGATGTACATCCTGCCGCCTCCTCCTTACATACTGGCCATACTGTTCCGCCAATGTTTTGATCACTGCGGAGCAGTCGATCGATGGGACTTTTGCCTGATCTGAAGCACGTACATAAAGTGGCACGGATTCCATCAGGTCGCCTGTCTTCGGGTCCCGGAGCGCTGTGCTCCCGATCTGGATGTACTCAGTCACGCCGGACCGCCTCCTCCGCCATTTGGAAAGCCTCGTCCAGATCCATGAAAAGCTGCTCAGCGAATGGATCCTCGAAGAAGATTTTGACTGCTGCCATAACGTGCTCCGAGTCATAGAACCATTCGAACGGTTTGTCAGAATCCAGGCTCCGATCTGCAGCCAGGACGAGCTGTGCAGCCATGGGTGTCAGGTAGTGCTCGAGTACTGAACGGATAATCTCTTTTGCTGTCGCGGTTGTAGTCATGTTGTCCTCCATTTCTCAAAAAGTGTCTTTTAGGACACTTGGTCGGCAAAAAAAATAGCGGAAATCTCCTGCATGCTCATCTGCAGACGGGAGGCCATGGTATGCATTTCGCCCTGGGTGAACTCGGTTTTTCCGTTCATCTTGTTGTACATAGTAGTTTCAGAAATCCCCAGTTCACGGGCCATTGACGCCATGGAGAATCCTTTTTCAACCAGTTTACCATGTAACTTTTTGGTGTCCATTTTGTCACCACCTTTTTACTTGTCGAATTGTTGTGGAAAAGTGTCCTGCAGGACACTAAGGATTGTAGTACACGCAAGTGTCCTTGTCAACACTTTTTTATTGGAATCCATAAAAAAAGTTGCGCAAAGCAGTTTTTTCCTATATAATGCCTTTTGCAGGAGGTGCAAACAATGAATCGATTCGGAAAGCTGATACACGACCGCCGGATGCAACTCGACTTGACACTGGAAGAAGTCGGGAACCGTGTCGGTGTGGGAAAGTCTACAATAAGAAAATGGGAGCAGGGCACAATCCAGAACGTCAAGCGGGATAAGATCGTACTCCTGGCTCAGGCCCTGCAGATGGATCCAGCTATGCTCGTCATGTCGGATGAAGAGGAAACGGTTTTCAATCAGGCCACGAATCTCTTCCGGCCCATGATGAAAACGGTGCCCATAATTGGCACCATCGCATGCGGCACTCCGATCCTGGCCGAGGAAAACATCCAGGGACAGGCCCACGTGAGCCAGCACATCGCCGCCGACTTCGCACTGTGGTGCAAAGGCGATAGCATGAGCCCCCGTTTTGAAAATGGGGATCTGGTTTTCATTCGGCAACAGCCAAGCGTGGATAATGGGCAGATCGCCGCCGTGCTCATCGACGATGAAGCCACGCTCAAGCATGTATACGTCAATCGCGGCACCCTGACGCTCGTGGCTGACAATCCAGCCTATGAGCCGCTGGTGTATACGGATCCTGTCGTGCTGCAGACGATCCGGATCATCGGACTGGTCACTGGCTATCAAAGAGCCGTTAACCAATAATAAAGGGAGGGTTTCAAAATGAAAAAACTGGTTTCAATCCTCGTTCTCGTTCTCTTGGTCGTGTCCTCTGCCTATGCGGAGGACATAGACCTGTCCGGTCTGTCGTTCGATCAGCTGATCCAGCTGCAGAGTAGGATCAACATGGAGCTCATGCAGCGGGATGAATGGCAGGAGGTCACAGTGCCAGAAGGAATTTACCTTGTAGGCCGTGACATTCCTGCAGGAAAATGGAATATTAAATCAAGCGATCCGAGTAGCAGCTTTAGAGTCAATTGGAGCAAAACGCTCGGAGCAGATAAAAATTCACTGGAACATGACGATACATATAATTTCCATTCTGAATATGATGGTAATACATACGCTCTCGACCTCCAAGAAGGGTTTTATATTATGATTGAGAGGCATTCTGTGATCTTCAGCCCATTCACCGGGCACAGCCTAGGATTCAAGTGAGGGATCAGTAAATGATTGCAGCGATTCTGATAATTCTACTTTTGTACCTGGCTTATCACATCATTAAGGGTTATCTGATCGGCCTGGCCATCGCGATCCCGATCGGCATAGCTGTGATCATCTGGTACCTCAAAAAGACCAAATAAAAAGCCGGTCCCCCGCGACGAGTACCGGCTTCGAACGTGATGTATGGAGTACAACACATATGAATCATAACACAAACACAAGCAGAAATAAAGCAGTGATCTATGCCAGGTATTCAAGCCACAACCAGACCGAGCAGAGCATTGAGGGCCAGCTTCACGATGCCTATGATTTCGCCAAGCGGGAGAACCTGACCGTCATCGGCGAGTACATCGACCGCGCCATCTCCGGCACGAAAGATGATAGGCCAGACTTCCAGCGCATGATCCGGGACGCGGAGAAAAAGCAGTTTGACATCGTGCTGGTCTGGAAGCTGGACCGGTTTGCCAGGAATCGGTACGATGCAGCCATGTATCGTGCAGCACTCAAAAAGCACGGGGTCCGGATCGTCAGCGTGATGGAAAACATCTCCGACAATCCGGAGGGCATCATCCTGGAGGGTTTGCTGGAATCGCTCGCTGAATATTATAGTGCAAATCTGTCGGAAAATGTGAAGCGTGGGCTCAGGGAAAGCCGTGAAAAGGGCATCTGGACCTACGGCCTGCCGCCGATCGGGTACAAGCTCCAGGACAAGCGCCTGGTCATCGATCCTGAGACCGCACAGCTGCCGAAACTGATTTTTCAGCAGTATCTCGAAACTAAAAGCATGAGCTATGTGGCAGACTGGCTCAATAAACAGGGATACCGCACCCGGGATGGCTGCATTTTTCGTCCTTTCGGCATCCGGCGCATAATCCATAATACCATTTTTCTGGGCTACAAAAATGGCATCCAGGTCTGTGAGCCGCTCATCGATCAGGCCACATGGGATGAGGCGCATAGGATTTTCGAAAAAAACAGATTTGCGCCTGCAGCCTATAAAGCGCCGCAGCCGTTTATTCTGTCCGGGAAGATCTTCTGCGGGACCTGTGGGACTAAGCTCCTCGGTCACTCCGTAAAGCGTCAATGGTTTTATTATTATGACAAGGGTTGCCACCAGATGCACAAAAAGCAGGAGCTCGAGGATACTGTGCTGCAGCAGACGCTCGATTTCCTCGGTTCTGCAGACAATGCCCAGGAGATTGCCAGGAAGGTGGCAGCCTATGCTGCCGTCGATCCGGATCAGGACCAAGTGCAGGCGCTCCAGGATGACATCAAAAAGATCGACCAGGAGATCAGTGCATACATCGACACTATTCCGCGAGTCTCTGACCAGATCCGCAGCCGCCTCCTGGATCAGATCGCCGGCCTGGAAGCCAGGAAAGCAGAGCAGGAGAAAGCCCTGGCTGCCATCCAGGAAAACACCGCGCCGGAGATCACTGAGCAGGCAGTCCTGGCATGGCTGCAGCACTTGGGACAGCTGGACTATACTAATGTAGAGGATCGCATCCGGCTGTTCGATACTTTCGTAAATTCTGTCTGGTATTACCCTGACAAGATTGTGACTTTTTTCAACATCCAAGGCACTCAGCCGCCTATAGATTTACACACGCAGGCCTCAGCGTGCGCAAGCAAATCTATAATGGATGGCATTGTATTCCTGGGCGGCATCGTGGGCGTTGTGCGATTCGTCTCAATTAAGTGATGATATATAAACTCTGAAATAATTTTGAGAAAATTAATATTTTTCTTCAAAAAGGTATTGCGTTTATATAAATTCGTGATATAATCCTAGGTGTTGAGAGGAACACCTCCCACACGAAAGGAGTACAACATCATGAAAAAGTTCACTCAGACCGCCCTGCACGTTACCCTGTCTGATCGTGCCCTCAAAGTCCTTAATAACACCAGCCCGCTCGATCTGGTCGAGCATGAAACCGATGACGGATACACCTATGACCTGATCGGTGCTTGGGAACGCCGCGACATTCCCGAGACCGAGATCAGCGACTACATCGAAGGACTCTGGGATGACATCATGTGGGCAGATCCGATCGACGCCGAATCCTTCGGCGCTGATCTCCCCGTAAACTGGCCGGCAATCGTTGACTGGTTCAACAGCCAGATCGATGAAAAGATGCTCACCCGGGAAGAACTCGACGACCTCTGGGAATCTTATTGTGCTGGTGATTGCCAGGACGCTCCCAAAGCCATCATGGACGCTCCCATGGT